CTACCGCTACTTCCCAGACTCGCCGTTCACCGTGGGTATCTTTCAGAACTACGACCCCGTGAAGGATGAGCAGCACTTCATCGTGGCGTTCTGGGGCTATCGGTGGCGCTGGTATCGACAGGTGCGGTGGCTCCCGGCGTTGTGCGCGGTGATTGACGGTCGCTTCATGTGGGGCTGGTAATGGCTGCAGGGTCGGTCCTCCGCATCCAGAGCCTCTACAAGCCACGATCCCCATCGCATCAAGCCATTCACCGCGCCATCGACACGTATCGCTTCGGGGCGGTCGTGTGCCATCGCAGATACGGCAAAACTGTGCTGGCGCTGAACCACTTGCAGGTCGCCGCGCTCGAGTGTCAGAAGGACCGACCACGCTTTGCCTTCATCGCGCCCACGTATACGCAGGCCAAGAGCATCGCGTGGGATTACCTGGTCTACTACAGCAGTAATATTCCCAATGTCCAAGCCCGCGTCTCAGAACTCACCATCACCTATCCAAATGGCGGTCAGGTCAGGCTCTTCGGGGCGGACAACCCTGACAGTCTCCGGGGACTCTACTTCGATGGCGTTGTTTTTGACGAGTATGGCCTGCAACCCCCGCGAATCTTCACTGAGGTCGTTCGCCCAGCACTATCTGATCGACAAGGCTGGGCCTGGTTCTTAGGCACGCCAGCGGGGAAGAACCAGTTCTACGACGTCATCCAGCAAGCGCAGAAAGAGCCAGACTGGTTCTACGCCTGCCACAAAGCGAGCGAGACAGGGCTGATTAGCGCGTCAGAGTTGGCCTCAGCCGCGAAGGACATGACGTCTGATGAGTATGCCCAAGAATACGAGTGCAGCTTCGAGGCGAGCGTTAAAGGCGCGATCTATTCAGCCGAAGTTTCGGCTGCACGTCAAAATGGTCGTATCGGGACTGTCCCATATGACCCAATTCTCCCAGTTGACACCGATTGGGACTTGGGTGTGGGAGATGCCACGGCCATCTGGTTTACTCAGTCAGCACGATCTGGAGAGGTTCGCTGCATCGACTATTTTGAGGCATCTGGCGAAGGCTTGCCTTTCTACAAGCAAGTCCTCTCGGACAAGGGCTACACCTACGGCGTCCACACGGCCCCGCACGACATCCAGGTCAAAGAGCTAGGCTCTGGCCGATCACGGCTTGAGACAGCGCAGAGCCTCGGCATCCGCTTCGGAGTAGCCCCGAACATCCCCATTGAAGACGGGATTCACGCGGCTCGGATGCTGCTGCCTCGCTGCTGGTTCGATGCGACACGCTGCGCGAAGGGCCTGGAGGCGCTGCAGCACTACAGAAGGGATTACAACAGCCGTCTGAACGAGTTTAAAGCCGTCCCTGTGCATGACTGGGCGTGCTTCACGCTAGACACTGAAGTGCGGACACGTAGCGGAACGTGTCGTATAATGGACCTTCCTATTGACGGGGAGGTTCTGACGCCATGTGGCTGGAAGCAGTATCAGGGGCCGAAGATCACGCGGAAGTCTGCCCAACTTGTGGCGGTCACGCTCAGCGACGGGTCTACGGTGAGATGCACGCCGGATCATCTCTGGTTGACGGCCAGCGGCTGGCAATCAGCGGCACTCCTCCGGCCGACTACCGTGATCCAGTCGTGCTCGATTCACTCGTTCAATATTTCGACGGGCGACTCTATCGACTCTGGCCGAGTGAACGCTACTTCTCACGCGGTGGTGCGCGACTTCATCGAGACGTATGGAGCGCGGCCTTTGGTCCGATTCCTTCGGGATGCCATATCCATCACCGGAATGAGAATCCAGCCGACAACCGGGCTTGCAACCTGGAATGTCTCCCTGCCAGCGACCACCGTCTCAGACTCCATGCTCCTAAGAATCAGCGTGGGTTCACGGCTGAAGGACGAGCCGCAGCGACGGAGTGGCACCGTTCAGAGGCTGGTCGGCTCTGGCATCGACGGATGGCGCAGCGCACTAAGAGTTGGTGCAAGTGGAGTCGGGAAGATCGGCCATGCGCTCAATGTGGCACTGTGGCGTCGATGGTGGTCCGTAAAAGCGGCGTTCAGCAGAAGTATTGCTCGGCTACGTGCAAAGCCCTTGCGTATCGTGAGCGTCACTCCACTGACTGAGCGCGAGGACACCTGCTGTATCCATGTCCCAGACGTGGAGTGCTTCACGCTGGCGAATGGGGCGGTTGTCCACAACTCGCACGGAGCAGACGCCTTCCGGTATCTCGCGGTCAGACAGCAGCCCCCGAAGGAGAAGCCGAAGGACACGTGGCCGCGAGAGAGCTACATTCAGAACGACACGGCGTGGATGTCATGAATCCGCTCATCATTTACGTTCCAGACAAGCGCCAACATGACGCGCAGATGCCCGTCTACGAAGAGGATGGGCGGCGGTTGGAACGTGAGTGGAACCACATCAAGGCTCGGTGCTTACTCGAGCGGTTGCGCTACAAGGGGTATGTCCAGCGGGGCACGTTGGGGTCGTTCATCCAGTGGCTGGGCGACTGGGGCCGCTGGTTGTTTCCGTTCATCGGGCGTGGCTGGAATGGGATAGGTCCACGCCAATAGCCAACTCGGGTGTAGAATATGCCACCAAAGAAGGTCAAGACGAAGCCGCAATCGAAGCGGGACGAGTGCTGCGAAGACAACCTTGGGCGTGAACTGTTCCTTGTCTGGAGGTCGATCATGGCGAAACTCTCAGAAGTCACGGACGCACTCGCGGCGCAGACGCAAGCCATCCAGGATCTGACGGCGGCACTGGCAGCAGTTCCTCCGGCGGCAGCGACAGAAGCGGACCTCGATGGGGTGAAGTCCACGATTGAGACGAACACGGCGAGCATCACGGCCCTGAAGCCGGCGTAATGGTCGCCGTCCTCGCGGCGGCACTGACGTTCGTGATCGTGTTCTGGACGGTGGTGGAACTCGGGATGCCGTTTATACGGTGGGGATGGAGTCATGCCGTCGAAGTCAAAGGCCCAGGCCAACCTGATGCGCGCAGCGGAACATGGGGCACAATTTCCCATGGCTCAACAGCTACGTTCGTCCATGTCCCTCGGTCAGATGCATGACTTCGCGGTGACGCCCAATAAGGGCTTGCCGTCGCATGTGAAGGCGACCAAGCCGGCGAGTGCGGCGAAGGAGCGGAGCGAGACGGGCAGTTCCATGGGCCACCCGCACAAGAACCTCGGCGCTTACTTGCACAAGTCGAAGAAGGGCTAATGGTCGTTATCGCCACGCCTACTCGCGACTCCGTAACGGCTGGCTTCGCTGGCGATCTCATCAAGCTCTGTCGCCGGCATCCTGACGCGCGCTGGATGGCACCGCTCGGCATCTACATCGCGGATCTGCGGAACAAGGCGGTCAAGGCCGCACAGACCGCTGGGGCGTCCCACCTGCTATTCCTCGATTCGGACATGCGGTTCCCTGAAGACACGCTCGAACGCCTGCTGGCGCACAACCTGGACATCGTGGCGGCCAACTACGTGCAGCGCACGATGAGCGAGTGGTGCGTGGCGCGGATTGAGGGCGTGCCGGTGCAGTCGCAGGGGAAGTCAGGGCTGCAGGTCGTGGACTCGACTGGGACGGGCGTGATGCTTGTCAAGATGTCGGTGTTCGACAACGATCCCACGGAACCGTGGTTCGACACGCCGATCCATAACGGCGTCTTCATCGGCGAGGACGTGTTCTTCTGTAAGAAGACCTACGGGTATGCGCTGGATGTCCACATCGACCACGACTTGAGCCAGGATGTGCGGCATCAGGGGAGTGTGGAGTTGAGCGTGCAGCCGCAGCCGGTGCTGGCGTGAGACTCTGCGCGTGCGGTCGTCGCCTGTATCACTTGGAGCCGGTGCGCTGCGTGCAGTGCATGAAGGCTGACGCGGAGCGGTCGTTGCGCGTGTGGCGGTATGTCCTGTATGGCTGAGACACTTGAGGCGAAGACGGAGCACGCGACGTTTCCCGGTGGCCTCTGGGATCTGGATCACTGGGAACTGCATCTGAACGAAGAGGTGCATGTCTACGACGGTGATGAGCAACCCTGTCCGCATTGTGTCAACAAGCATGACGTGGAACATCCGCGCTCTGATGGCACGTCTTTTACGTGGACGTATTGGATCTGCCCGCGTGTCATCGTGACATTCGCTGAGGCCGGTTGCACTACCACTGGCACATGTGCCGATTGCGTCTTTGAGGCGTTGAAAGGCCTCGGACATGTCTGAACAGTCTCAGGAAGACGCTGACACGCTCCGCGAAGCCCTTGAACGGTTTCGATTGGTCGAAACGAGCGAAGCCGATCAGCGCAAGCGCGAACTAGAAGACCTGAAGGTTGCTTCAGGCGATCAGTGGCCGGAAGATGTCAAGCGTGCTCGTCTCGGCCAAGGGACGGGAGGAACACTCCCGCCGGTGCCAGCCAGACCCTGTGAGACGTTCAACAAGTTGCTCCAGCCGTTGGAACAGGTAGAGAACCAGTTCAAGCAGGCGCGGCTGGCGCTGAAGTTTGCGCCGAAGGGGGACGGTGCGAGCAAAGACACGGCTGAAGTGTTCGGTGATATCGCGAGAGCTATTCAAACCGATAGCCGTGCCCAACTTGCCCGAGATTGGGCATTTAGTCGCACCCTACGAGCAGGTCGAGGCGCGTATCGTCTACTGGTTGAATACATCGACGACGACACCGACCAGCTCGAGATCGTCTACAAACGGATCCTGAACCAAGCCAGCGTCTACTACGACCCCTACGCCCAAGAGCCGGACTGGTCTGATGCGCGGTTCTGCCTCATCACGGAGGACATCCCGCTGGAGCGGTTCCGATTGGAGTATCCCGACAGCAGCCTCTCGGAAGCCTCCGACGATACGCTGTCAGGGATCGGGAACCAGTATCCCGGCTGGGTGGTGAGTGACGGGGAGGAGAATAGAACAGTCCGTGTCGCGGAATACTTCTACATGGACTACGACGAGGAGAAGCGGCCGATTCGCCCTGAGGTGAGAACTAAGGACGGCGAGTTGATGATGCGCTCCATCCGTCGGCCGAAGGTGGGCTGGTGCAAGATCACGGCGATGGACGTGCTCGAGCGGAATACGTGGGCCGGGAAATACATCCCCATCATCCCGATGGTGGCGCGGGAAGAGAACGTGAACGGCAACCGGATCTGGACTGGGATGGTGCGACCGGCCATTGGGGCGCAGCGGAGCTACAACTACCACCGCAACGCGCAGATTGAAACCGTCGGACTGGCGACACGAGCACCGTATCAGGTGGACCCGGAGCAGATTGAGGGCTATGAGGAGTGGTGGAAGGCGAGCAACACGCGTAATTTTCCATATCTCCCTCGAAAGTCCAACGATGGTCGAGGGAATCCCTACCTGCCCATCCAGCGTAACGTCGAAGAACCTGCGATCCAGGCTATTACACTTGCCGCCCATGAGGCTGACGGCGACCTTAAGGCAACAACTGGCATCTTTGACCCGTCATTAGGCAACCTGAACCCCTCAGACCGCTCGGGGAAGGCCGTGCTGGCCCTCCAGAAGCAGGCGGAACTCGGGTCCAGCGGATATCTCTACAACGTCGCCAACATGAGCATGGTGTTGGAGGGGAAGATCCTGTTGGACCTGATTCCGAAGGTCTACAACACCCCGGGACGTATCGTGGCGGCGATTGGGGAAGACGACCAGCGCCGGAACGTGATGCTCGGAGCACCCTTCACGCAAGGGCAGGGCGGTCAGCCACAGCCGGCACAGCCCGGTCAGCCCGGCGCGACGATGATCGACCTCTCGAAAGGCGCGTATCAGGTCGCAGTGGAGGTGGGGAAGAGCACCACGACGCGGAGAGAAGAAGGCGCGACGGCGATGAGTGACCTCGCGCAGGCGGCTCCGCAGCTGCTCCCGACGTATGCGGACATCTGGGTAGGGAATCTGGACTTCCCCGGCAGCAAGCAGATTGCGGATCGGCTGAAGAAGCAACTCCCGCCACAACTCCAGGATCAGGACCAGTCGCCCGAAGCCCAAGTGATGCAACTGCAGCAGCAGACCCAGCAGGCGGGGCAACTGATTGACATGTTGAGCAAGGAACTGCACGCGAAGAACGCCATCATCGAGACGGAGCAGGTCAAGGCCCAGCAGGAGATGGAAGCGAAGAAACTGGATTCTGACACCCGCATTCAGGTGGCGTGGATTCAGGCGTCTGCGGGGCTGGCGAAGGAAGGCATGGCGGTCGATGCCGAGAACGCTCGGAGTTTCGTCGATGCGCTTGAGCAAAAGGGGGCACAGGCGCTTCAGGCGCACATGGATCGGCTGAAGCAACACGCTGATCATTTGCACGAAGCTGCCTTAACTGCAATGCAGCAGGCCCATGAGCGGGCCACAATGGGCGCTCAAGCGACAATCGACCAGCAAGCGCAGGACAGCGCCCAGCAGCATCAGGCTGGCTTGCAGGCCGACCAGAACGCCGCACAGGCGGATCTGCAGCAGCAGCAGGCTGAACAACCTGCCTCATCTGGTGTAGAATAGGCGCGCTTCATGGGCCAACAGATTTTCAACGAGGCCGATTTCGACTCGGTGATCACGACCGAAACGCCGAAAGAGGCTCCGGTCCAGACCGCCACGACGGTCAGCCCGTCCCAAGTCGCTGCCGCCGTCGCTGAGCCTGAAGTCGTTCCGCCTCCGACCCCTGACACGATTCCCGACCCCGACGAGGCTCCAGTCGAACCCGAACTGCCGCTGGAAGAGGGTAAGGCCGAACCTGTCGTCGCCAAGAAGACCAAGGGACCGCAGGCGCGGATCAACGAAGCCATCCGCAAGCAGCGTGATGCGGAGCGCGAAGCCGCCTACTGGCGGGCACAGGCGCAGACAAATCCGGCTCCGGCGAGTTCGAGTCTTTCCACCACTGCACAAGCCCC